GCCATTTACTATGCTCCGTATGTTGCGCTTTGTGAGCTATTGGTGAATGTTAACTGTATTTCCTCTACACCTGTAATTGGTTTGATATACACATCTGCAACAAATTCACCTGCATTTACAACCGCCTCTGTGTTATTGGTTCCATTACATGCAACAGTATAGGTTGAAATTGCACCCCTATTCTTCATAGTATTTAGGATAGAAGTTGAACGATTTATAAATGATTGTCTAGTTTGTATATCATTTTTCTCGAACAGAGACGATCGTGCAATGTTTCCTATCTGACTTTCTAAGTAGATAAACAGTTGAGTTCTCGGAATGTTATTACCATCTCTATCTGATGTTAAATCACCAAACAAGACATGTCCTTGATTTTCAAAATATATAATTGGATTGATATTATTACTAAGCAGTTCATCTTGCTCTCTGGCAGTGAGCGGATCTGGTATTCTAAATACATCTAAAATTCTACCTCTAGCAAATCCAGCTGGAGATGCCCACGGTGCAGCAACTCTAAATGTTCTTGCCATACACCCAGCAAGATCAGCCGTAAGTGGAGTAGTTATATAACCACTTTCACTTTCTGCATCTTCATTACTACCAAGTGGTATAATTTGCTTATCTCCATACGTATAGACTCGTCTATCGGCTGGTTGTCCACCACCAGCACTTCCATCCCACGGAACTGCATCCTTTGCAGTCGCTCCAAGAATAACTTGAAGATCACTTCCTCTATTGGTAAGAAGGTCATTATTCAAGAATGTATATAACGCCTGATCTAGTCCATCTGCATCTCCTGCAAATGCAACTTGCATTGGTACTATATCTGTTATAAACGGAGAAGAATTTTGAGCACCAACTACAGCACCACCACCATATTTGAGATAGTTGTGAACCGTCCACCAAGGTGTCTTCCATTCCCCAGTTGCACCTTGAGGCCATCTAACCTGATTAAAAGTATTTCCAGTTCCACCAGGAGATACTTCTGGATATAATGCACCACCTTGACCAGCACTAGCACCAAATCCTGCAAATGTATAGCCAGCACCATTTCCTTGATTGGAACTTAATCTGCTCCACCAATTTGATAAACTGGGAACTGACATATAAGTATTTCCAACTTCAGAAGTAGTACCACATGCATGAATTAGAGTTAAACCTTTAAGTAAAATTCCGGCACTAAATCCATAATTTCCTCTAAACCGAGTTTCTGCAGTTGGAAGATCTGGCAAAAAGGCGTCTTTTGTTACTTGAACTATTACGGATGGTTTTCTTGACATGTCATTCTCCTGTGTGATCTACTCTTATTTAGAAAAATCATCAATTCATGTTATCAACTAACTCCCACCCAGGAGTTTCGTTGTCATCATCATCGAAAGTAGAAATGGCACCAAATGGAAGAACATCTTCTTCTAATTTAGCAATTTCATCTGCATAGATATCTAATCTAACATCACGTTCTGTTAAATTTTTAAAATAATCTTGTCGTGTCAACCAACCAAATAACACTAAACACATAACTAAATCATCATTATGTCCGTCATCTCCTTCGTATGACTGTCCCTTGGCAACAAAAGTATACAATTCATTTATCACTTCCATATCAGAAATGAGTAGTTTGTCGTTTTCTATCAAACTCTTGAGCACAGAGCATCCTAGCTTCTTTACTGGGATGGTAGTGCGAACTCCTTTCTGCGATCCTGCTCCACCAAAACCAGAACTTATTACCTGACCAGATCTACCTTTATATACGGTATGTGCTATATTATCGTATTCCAAATCTTCCATTAAGACATCCGCAACTTGTCCTCCAATATCATTAGTTTCTATTAAAACATATGCATCATTATATTTTTCTGCAATATTCCTTATCATAGAAGGAAATACCATTGGCGATATTATATTATTCCTGAATTTTGCTACAAGTTTGTATGGTGGTGTTGTAATATCTATTACTACAAATGCACTATAGTCTTTGCCCTGACCTCTAGCAGTATCAACGGTTATTATATAATTATGATCCTCTTTTGCATCCTCATAAAAAGATAAACCATCTGGTGTTTTTGATACTGGAGGATCCCAGTTCATAATATGCAATTTAGCAGAAGATATTAAGGTATTGGTTGATCCAATAAAATCACATTCAAATTCCGTTTGGAACTGCTGCTCACTTGTATTTTTAATTTGTTGCAGTTTCCAGTCATTGTCTCTGAGAGGTCCGCCGGGAAACAGTGGTATTTGATTCCAATGAACTTCGAATGGAATATATTCATTTTTGCCTTCTTGTCCTTCTGGTCTATTTGCATTTTTCCAAAAGTAATAAAATAAATTTAATCCATTTGGTGTTGACACCATAAGAACTTTTGTTGTCTGTCCCGATGTAATAGTAGGATAAACTGAACTAAAGAATTCTTCTGCTATATTATTAGGAACGTGTGCAAATTCGTCTAGAAAAATTAAGTTAAATGATCCACCTCGAATAGCAGATGCGGATGTAGATGATGCTATAATTCTAGAACCATTTTCTAATTCTACAGATCCCTTATTCCATTCTACTATTCCTTGTTGCAACCAAAGAGGTAAATATTCATATGCCATTTTCAATCTACTTAAAATATCTCTAGCAGTTGCTTGCTTATTTGCAAGAATTGCAACATTCATATTTTGATTAAATAATATATAATGTAATATATAAGCAACTAGAGTTGTAGATTTTCCACTCTGTCTAGGAAGCTTTGCTATAGTAAATCTATTACTATGTACGATATTTACTAATTCTTCTTGATATGGATATAAATTAAAGGGTATTAATCCTTTGTCTAGTGAAACAACTTTTACATATTCTCTTATAAAATATTCGGGATTTTTAGCACACTTCATATACTCGTTAACTTGTGCTTTGGTAAAACTAATTTCTTTACCAGCAGCCTTTAGGCTCGCATTACCTAAATAGCCTTCCAATTTTCTTCCACTCATATTATACCTTTTTTATAGTCTTCGAACTGCTTCTATCTGGATTAATTAAATCCTGAAGTTCACTTGTAGATCCCACATATATTGTATTGTTTGTAGTATTTTTTTGTGATAATTTTAGATTTTCTTCTTTTATTGTCTTCATTTCTTTATGTACATGAAGAACATCTTTATTCATATCAGATACTGTTTTTAGTAATTGAGAAACAACTTCATATGCTCTAGGAGAATCTCCAGCATCTGCAACTTGCAAAATTCCATCAATTGCAATATTACCTTTTTGTATTAAATCATATAAATTATTTCTTACTTCATTATAATCTTTATCTATCTTCCCTTCTCCAGGAGAAGTCATAGTTTTTTCTTTTACTATTTCCATTGGCATATGAACATCAAAGTTTGTATCTAAACTTGCACTTAATTTATTATAGTTATCATCTTTTTTCATATTTATAGCTCGTGATTTACAACTGAATCATTTTCATTCCATCCACCAGTATCACCAGTACCACCCGTACCACCAGTTGCATTCACTGATGATTCTCTATTACTATTTGCGACATCTCCATCATCTCCACTAAACGAGTCGATGTTAATCCTACTATCCATAATAGGTGTTTCGTTGGTAAGTTTAGAATATACTCTAGTTTTTGCAGTAAAACTCATACTAGAAGCAATTAATCTTCTATCCATAAAATTACCCTCATAAACTTCCTGGATTGCTGTATTATTCAATACAATAGGAACATCAAGAATAACATCTAAGTTATTTAATTTTAATGATACTATAAACTCTGGAGAAAAATATGGAAGTACTTGTTCTACTATTTGCAGATTATCATCCATATTTCTTGCATAAACATACAGAGTAAATCCTATATTATATGGAACTTCTTGATATGAATTGATTGTATTGTCTTCACCATCAACTAATCTTAGTCTTTTATTTAATTTATTTAAATGTCTACCTGGATCATATTGAATACTTGCTATTTCATATGACATTCTGGGAAGAGTTATCTCAACTTTAGTACTATCACTAATACCACTTTGTTCTTCTAGTCTACGTAAAAACTTTTCTTTTGGACCATAACTTAGAGGAACACGGATTCTAGATACTTCAGTATCATCTGAATTTGTTCTAGAAATATAGATTCCATTGAATAAAGAACCGAATGCAATAACAGACTTTCTCAAAGATTCGTTATTATAGTATTCAAACATTAATACCTACCTTCTGAAAATGGATCTATATCTGTAAAATTAAATATGTCATCGGCGTCTTTTATTTCATTTATACCAGTATTATCTAGTAACTCTGAACTGGTATCTACATACGGAGTTCCATTATCTAGATACTTAAGTTTTCTGCCTTCTGGAGTAGCTGGGAAAACTATACCCGTTCTCTCGACTGTTGCAATCATACCGATAGACCCACTGCTAGCACCAATAAGATACTCACCAGCTACTAGATTAAATCCTCCTGCTTGATCTCCTACTAGTAGTCGATCGCCACAAGTGCCCTCGGGAGGATTGACTAATGACATAAAGTCGTAAATAATCCCAACACCATCAGCTGCTCCTATGGTATTTGCAGTTCCTCCCGCAAATGCATTTCCTATGATTTGATATAGTGGTTCGCCTGCAGAATATCCTGATGATGCTCCAGCTCCTCCAATACCATCGGGTAATCTAATAGACGACATTGAGACTTCAAATCCATTGCTAGTAAAATCATCTGTTATATCGTCAATAAACGATTCACCAGTATTAATTGTCTCGTATGAATAGGAGAATGCCTCACAAGTTAAAACATATGTGTAT